GTGGCTGCAATTTTCCGAGATGCCTTTTCCATTGTACTGTATTTTACCATAGAAAAGCAAGTTTATCCAGTGTCAGATCCACCAAATATACAGCGGAAATATCGCCTTATGTTCTGTACATTTAGCCGCTTGCTATACGCCGAAAGGTATGGTAATATACAGTTACCGAAAGGGAAAACAACCAAAAAACCACGAAATATGGAGGAAAACACAATGGTAGCATACGGAATCGCAAAGGCAAGAGCAAAGGCAAACAGAACGGACTGGAACGAAAGAACCGAAATCACAAAGGCGGTCATCACTTGGTTTGATGCGGACTACGAATACGAACTGGAGATTGAAAACGAGCACAGGATGGACAACGAGGAATTCACCGCATGGGTTGAGGAAAACGCAGAAAGCCTTGCAAAGGCAGATGCCGAAAGTCTCCACACGGTTTGCGAGGAAATCGACAGCATCGACTTTACGGAAAAGGAAATCGACGACGATGCCCTTTTCGATGAGGAGTACGAAAACGCCTGCGAATTTGAATGGGAGTGCCAGACCGGACGGTAACCCAAAACCCACAATCCAAGACCAAAGCCCCCGAAAGGGGCTGCGGCTCGTACAGCCGCTGTGTTGCCCTGTCCGGCGTGGTTTCGTTTCCTCCGAGTGGTTTTCCCTTTCTCACAAATGCCCCACACAGGGCAACGTGGGGCTTGCTTTTTGGTTGGTATCATACACAATTTTCTGCCTTTCTCTTTGTGCAGAATATGCCGGAAATTTCGTTGACTTCTCCTTTGGTTTATGGTAATATACATCATGCCAAGAGGCAAAAGCAACGAAAACTGGAGGAAAAAACAATGTGGACAGAAGGAACAATTCAGGTAGGAACAAGCACTTTTCACTACTGGGTGAAACATTACGAGGAGCCTTCCATTTTTGGATATGAGGAAGGCAGGGCCTCGAAAATCTCCCTGCGGCGGAATGGCAAAACGGTGTTCAATTTCGACCGGGGCATGGATATTCCGCCGGAGGATGAGGAAACTGAAACTGCACTGGCAATCCTGCTGAAACAGTACAACTGATTCTTCCAAAACCAAATCCCACAAGCCGGAGCCGAAAGGCTCTGGCGGTCGTACACCTGATTTGGGTTCGTGTATGATACACAAGAAACCACAGAAATTTCGGCGTTTTTTCTGTTCATTTAGCCGCTTGCGATCCTTGAATTTGTATGGTAACATGGTTACAATGGGAATAGAATCTCGATTACAAAACTGCCCCTTGAGGGCGTTAAAATAAATGATGCAGACTTGCTTTTTGGCAGGTCTTTTTTGTTTGGAGGTGAGAACAATGGCAAGATTTAAACCGACTTGTTTTATGGCGGAGGATTCCAAGTATAACAAAAAGGCGGCAGACTATGCCGTCTCTTTTATTGAGTGCCTCAGCCATACCAAAGGCACATGGGCGGGAAAGAAATTTGAACTGCTGGACTGGCAGGAACAGATAATCCGTGACCTGTTCGGCATTCTGAAACCGAATGGATATCGTCAGTTTAATACAGCATATATTGAAATTCCGAAAAAAATGGCAAGAGTGAGCTTGCAGCTGCCGTCGCTCTGCTATTAACTTGTGGTGACGGAGAACAGCGAGCGGAGGTCTATGGTTGTGCCGCAGACCGACAGCAAGCCTCGATTGTTTTTGACGTTGCCGCAGATATGGTTCGTATGTGTCCGGCTTTGATGAAAAGAGTCCGGATACTTACTGCACAAAAAAGAATTGTATACACACCAACAAACAGCTTTTATCAGGTACTTTCCGCTGAAGCCTATTCCAAGCATGGTTTCAACATCCACGGAGTGGTGTTCGATGAACTACATACGCAGCCGAACAGAAAGCTGTTTGATGTTATGACAAAAGGTTCCGGCGATGCCAGAATGCAGCCTTTGTATTTTCTCATCACCACAGCCGGAACGGACACTAACAGCATCTGCTATGAGGTACATCAAAAGGCAAAGGACATTCTGGAAGGCAGAAAGCATGATACGACTTTCTATCCGGTTATCTATGGTGCAGATGAATCAGAAGATTGGACGGATCCGAAGGTTTGGAAAAAAGCAAATCCGTCACTCGACAAGACAATCGGCATGGATAAGGTGTTGGCGGCGTGTAATTCTGCAAAGGAAACACCGGGAGAAGAAAACGCTTTCCGACAGCTTAGACTCAATCAATGGGTAAAACAGGCTGTCCGTTGGATGCCGATGGAAAAGTGGGACAAATGCAAGGTCGCTTTTGATGAATCCGAACTGGAAGGAAGAATCTGCTACGGTGGACTCGACCTTTCCAGTACAACGGATATTACAGCTTTTGTTTTGGTATTTCCTCCAACAGATGAAGATGAGCATTATTATGTTTTGCCCTACTTCTGGCTGCCGGAGGAAACTTTGCCCCTTAGAGTAAGACGTGACCACGTTCCATATGATGTATGGGAACGGCAAGGCTATCTGAAAACCACTGAGGGCAATGTGGTTCACTACGGTTTTATCGAAAACTTCATCGATGAACTGGGGCAAAAATTTCATATCAAAGAGATTGCATTTGACCGCTGGGGTGCAGTGCAGATGTCGCAGAATCTGGAGGGGCTTGGTTTTACGATGGTGCAGTTCGGGCAGGGTTACAAAGATATGTCACCGCCGACCAAGGAACTGATGAAACTGACCTTGGAACAGACACTTGCACACAACGGACACCCTGTTTTAAGGTGGATGATGGATAATATTTTCATTCGTCGTGACCCCGCCGGAAATATCAAGCCGGATAAAGAAAAATCCACAGAGAAGATTGACGGTGCGGTTGCCATGATCATGGCTCTTGACCGTGCAATCCGCTGTGGATGCGTTTCTGATGAGTCGGTTTATGATTCGAGGGATATGTTGATTTTATAGCTGATATCAGTTCGGCAAATGGGAATTTACTGCAATACCCAATCTTCTCTTTTTAGAATGGTTACCTCATTTTCTTCCGTTGTACCGAATGCTGTCTCATAGGTATCAAATGCATAGTGTTTGAAACCACTTTTTTCCTGAACTCTATGAGATTGCTCATTCCACAAGAAGTGACCACAGAAGATTACATCAAGATTAGCGTTCTCAAAGAGAAAGCGAATTACTTCTTTCAACGCTTCCGGCATCAAACCTTGTCCCCAATATTCTTTGCTCAGAACATAGCCTATCTCACGGCATTTCTTATTTTCAAATTCCGGGAAGTGAGTTTCATTGTATTTTTCGATTCCAACAGAACCTATTACTTTGCCCTGATATTCGAGTGCAAATGTTTTCTTATGGCTAATGAACATATCAAGAATAATCTTAGATTCTTCCTTGCTTTCATGAGGCTTCCAACCCGCCATTTGTCCGACTCCATCTACTGAAGCGTAGGAATAAAAGTCATCAATGTCGGATTGCCGCCACGGGCGAATCAACAAACGCTCTGTTTTTAGGATAACATTACTTATATCTATTTCAGGATTCATAGTATTTTACTCCTCTAAATTACGATTTGTAGAGCAACTGCTCTGCATTATGTTTAGCATATTATACCACACCCATATACGAAAAGTCAAGAAAAGGAGTTGATTCTCATGGGAATTTTCAGCGGACTATTCAAGTCCAGAGATAAGCCCACAAACAGTTATGACAGCCCGTCATACGCATATTTTTTCGGCAGAAGCAATGCAGGAAAAAGAGTCACTGACAGAACAGCCCTACAGCATATTGCGGTTTATGCCTGCGTTCGTGTGCTGTCGGAGGCAATTGCACAACTGCCGCTTCATGTGTACAAATACAACGATAGCGGAAAAGAGCGAGTGCCACAGCACCCGCTTTACTTTTTGCTCCACGATCAACCAAATCCTGAAATGACCTCTTTTGTTTTCCGAGAAACGCTGATGTCCCACCTGCTGATTTACGGTAATGCCTATGCACAGATCATCCGAAACGGCAGAGGTGATGTTTTGGGGTTGTATCCGCTGATGCCGGATAAGGTCAGAGTAGACCGTGATCAGCGAAACCGTCTGGTCTACATCTACAGCCGCTACGATGAAGCCAATCCAAACCTGAAACAGCAGGGCGATATTGTCCTGCAGGCAGAAGATGTGTTGCACATTCCCGGACTTGGGTATGACGGCTTGGTGGGATATTCTCCCATTGCTCTTGCGAAGAATGCAATCGGTATTTCCCTCGCCTGTGAAGACTATGGTTCTACCTTTTTCGCAAATGGAGCCAGTCCATCCGGTGTATTGGAACATCCGGGTGTCATTAAAAATCCGGAACGGGTACGAGATGCATGGCAGCGTGCCTATGGCGGTTCTAACTCGCATCATACCGCAATTTTGGAAGAGGGCATGAAATACACGCCTATTTCCATTCCCAACAATGAAGCACAGTTTCTCGAAACCAGAAAGTTTCAGGTAGAGGAAATTGCCCGGCTGTATCGAGTGCCGCTCCATATGATCGGTGACTTAGACCATGCAACATTCAGTAACGTGGAACATCTGTCATTGGATTTCGTGAAGTACAGTCTTGACCCATGGATTGTTCGTTGGGAACAGGGACTACAAAAGGCATTGCTTTCCGATTCAGAGAAAGGCAAGTATTTCATCAAATTTAATGTTGAGGGGCTCTTGCGTGGTGATTACGCATCGAGAATGCAAGGATATGCTACCGCACGACAAAATGGCTGGATGTCTGCTAACGATATTCGTGAACTGGAAGATATGAATATGATTCCTGCCGAAGAAGGCGGAAATCTCTATCTTGTAAATGGTTCATTTACAAAGCTTGCTGATGCAGGTGCATTTGCAAAGAAAAATGAAAAGGAGGAAACGACCCATGAAGAATAACCGTTTTTGGAACTGGGTACGCAACGAAGAAACCGGTGCATCGGAGATGTATTTGTACGGTGCCATTGCGGAGAGTACCTGGTTTGAAGACGATGTCACCCCTGCTATGTTTCGCTCGGAACTGCAAAAACACAGCGGTGATGTGACCGTCTTTATCAACTCGCCGGGCGGCGATGTGTTTGCTGCCAGTCAGATCTATACCATGCTCCGAAACCATCCGGGCAAGGTCACAGTCAAGATCGACGGCATTGCCGCTTCTGCGGCTTCTGTGGTGGCGATGGCTGGAGAAGAAACATTGATCTCACCGACCGGAATGCTGATGTGCCACAATCCGATGACCTGTGCCATGGGCAACAAGGCAGATATGGAGAAAGCCATCGCACTTCTGGACGAAGTCAAGGAATCCATTATCAATGCCTATGCAGAAAAATCGCATCTCAGCCGCAATAAGATTGCAAGGCTGATGGATGAAGAAACGTGGATGAATGCAGAAAAAGCATTGCAGCTGGGTTTTGTAGACGGCATTCTCTTTTCTAAAAAGAATCCGTTTGTTCCAGAAGAACCAGAAAAAACAGATCCAGATGAAGAAGAAACAAAGGAATCTCCGGAAGAAGAGACGGATGAGAAAAAGAAAGAAAGCACAGCATCCATGCTGTACACACCATCTAAAACGCTGGATTCTTTTCTGCAGAAGATTTCTGCGACTGCATCCAAAGGCACGCCGATCAACCAATTGGACAAGCGGCTGGAGCTTTTGAAATATTAAAACCTATAGGAGGACTGATACTATGACAATTCAGGAACTGAGAGAAAAAAGAAGCAAGGCATGGGATACTGCCCGTGACTTTTTGGATTCCAAGCGAAATGAAAGCGGTCTGCTTTCGGAAGAGGACAGCAAGACATACGATGCCATGGAGCAGCAGATCGTGGCATACGGCAAGGAAATCCAGCGGCTGGAACGACAGGCTCAGATTGAAGCGGAGATGAACAAGCCCACTTCTACGCCGATTCAGAACAAGCCGAACGCATCCACTCACAGTGATACCAAGACCGGCATTGCATCGGATGCATATCGTACTGCTTTCTGGAACAACATCCGCAACCGCAATTTTTACGATGTCCGAAACGACCTGCAGGTTGGTACAGATACTGAGGGTGGCTATCTTGTTCCAGATGAGTTTGTGCGCCTGTAAAAGGCGATGTTTACAGTAGATTAGGCTCTACACCGCACAGCAGAGCGGTTGTCAATCTGCCTAACCGATGACAGGAAACTGGACACGGGAACACAGCACGGCAGAAACGCAGGAAACGCCAAAAGGATATGAGGCGAGTAGTACCTGCAATGACAAGATAACATAAGGATAAGGCTGGATTGCCAAAGCAAAGGTTAGCTCCTTTTTCGTGGGAGGGTGTGGAAATTATCCTGAAACCACTCTCATGACCCCACCATAATATTGAATTCGTTATGGTGTCTGCTATAGGTCATGAAGCAAGCGTGAGAACACGTGAGATAAACCGAAATGATATCCGACAGTTATCACTTGCCTATAAGCATCGTTAAACAGGGATTGCCTAAGTGGAAATGCCGAAAGGCTATGTCTATTCGAGACTGAATATTCCATATGGCAACGGAGCTTCCGTAGTAGTCCGAGGTGGGTAACGCCCACTACATGGCGAAGGGAAGCAGTTTGTTAATGAAATTGTCAATAACACTTGACACATTAACCGCAAGGATTTTGAAGTTAAGCAGCGATAGTCAAAGCAGAATA